AACCAGGTCCACGATGCGCGTGGACTTCTTGCGTGGGTCGGAGTCGAACATCACCTGCAGGGCATCGGCGGACTTGTTGTCGCGCGCGATTTGCCGGTCGACCTCGTCCGGATCGTCACCCCGAGAAATCCGAACCGACGTGCGTGAGGTGAACCCGGCCAGAACCGCCCGCTCATTCGCCACCACGTCTTTGACGGGGTCGATACTCGGGAGGCGCGGGAGAACCCACTCGGCGGGATACTCTCCCGGTGGCAGCTGGCCGGCCGCGATGGCGTGTTCGATGAACGTCGACCATTGATGCTCACAGAACTGCGGGATGAACAGCCGGCGCTGCAGCGTGCGGATCATGTGCTCGAAGTAGCCCCCGACGAATCGCGCGGAGCTGAAGCTCACGCCCGCCAGATCACCCGTGCCCAGCGGATAGGGCACGCCCGCTCCGGACATGATGGCACGGAGCTCGGACGTCGCGAAGTCGCGGTAGCCGCCCGTCGCCATCGGCGTGGTCTTCTCCACCGTCACCCCGTCCGGGAGGTAGTGGAAGCCAGCGGGGCGCAGCTCGTGGGTGGGCACGCCGCGCGAGTCGAGGGCGACCGGCAGCACGGAGCCGGACGGCTCGTCGACGTGCGTGTCGTGTGGCGTGTAGCCCCCCATCACGAGCACCGACATGCACGCTTGCGTGAGGAGTCGCTCTCGCTCGGCGTCCGAAATGTCGTCGAGCCGCAGCGCCTGGCCGATGACCGCGCAGAGCCAGGGCACACCCCGAACCTGCTCCGGTTCCTCCCGCTCGAACAGATGCACGACACCGTCCGCCGGGACGCGCTGCGATTGACCCGGCACGGGCAGATAGCCCGGCGCGTCGTTGGGATGCACCCGATGCAGCCAGTAGGCTCGCGGTTCGTCGTCGGGCCCGAACTCGATGCCGTTGATGATGTATCCGCCGTCGCGGAGCCGCATGTCCGTGAGTCCGTCATCGAGATAGGACGAGCTCAGCAGCTGCAGCTTGACCGGCGGCTGTACCGGGCCGTTCGGGTTCCACGGAAGCAGCCGCCGCCGCATGAGCGACTCGCCGTGCACCAGGAACGTCCGAAAGGCCGTGGCCTGCATCCCGTAGACCGTCTCGGCCCCACCGACCACGGCCCGTTTGGCCCACCGGGCCCACGCTCGATTCACGCGCGCGTTGAGGTCCTCGTCCGTCGTCGAGCACCGCGGGACGATTCCCGTGTGCACAACGGAGTCCGTCAGCAGCCGGATGATTTCCCGCGCGTACGGGTTGTTTCGAGCCAGCGCGCGAGCTCGAGCTCGCAGCACTGGCCCGTCCGCCCGGATCAGCCGGTTGGCGCCAGCGGGCGTTAGCGACATCGGATCGGCTCGTCGCGCCGTCGATGCGCCCGCGTATCCCAACGCCCGAAACCGGGCGGTCAGACCTCGGAACCAGCGCCAGGAGGTGGGCTTCCACCAGGCGGCCTGCTTTCGTCGCAGTACGATCGCGCTCATCGCTATCGCCCTCCCCGGTGCCGACCGTAGGCCACGCGAGGTCGGTTGCTGGCCCCGGCGATGCGGCGGTCGATGTAGGCGATGGCCCGCTCGATGTCGGCCTGCCCTCGATAGGTCGTCGCAACCCCGTCGATGGTCACCGCCGCGACACCGCTGCCGAGCTGCCGTAGCAGCTCGTCGCGCGCGTCCCGAAGTTCTTGTGTCGTCATTGCCACGGCTTACGCCCTCCCGAATCGGTTGTTGTTTGCCCCAATCCGGGGCCGGTCACCGCGCATCACCGGCGGTCGCCGCCGCTCGCGCTGGTATTGGCTATCGACCTCGCCCCGCCGAGCGAGCGCGATGAGGTCCCGTGTGGTGCAGCGATGCCGCTGAGCCAGCCCTCGAAGGACCGCGAGCGCGTAGACCTGGCAGTCCCAGGCCTCCACCGCCTTACCCTCCGGTCGTGCCCAAATGGGCATGCGGCGCCCGCGCACCACCCGGTACTCTTGCCGCTCGTGCGTGAGCTGCTCGAGGAACTCACGGCCGACCCGCAGCGGGAAGTGCACGAAGCCGGGCCCGTGGTCGGCGACGCGCATCCGCTGCCGAAGCAGGGACTTCGCCTGATTCAGCCCGACCGGATACCACTGACTGCGCCCGTCCGTCGGGCTGATCTCAGGCCGCCGCGGCCAGATCGCCCGGTCCGCCTGGTGACGCCCCTTGATGGCCCACCAATGGCGCTGTTGGGAAGACAGCTTCATGCAGAACGCATAGACCGCGTCGCTGCGATAGCTGCTGTCGATTCCGGCCGCGCGAACGCGCAAGGGCGCGCCGGCCGCCGAGCTCCACGTCCCTTGCAGGTATCGTTCGAGGTCCTGCCAGACCGGGCCCCACTCGATGGACGTGTCGCCCTCGAGGATCGCGTGCTCGATGAGCCAGCTCTCCTCGCCATCGCCCCAGCCCCAGACCGAGACCTCGATCCGCGTCTGCTGAACGTCGACGCCGGCAGTCAGAAGCGCGACGTCAGCCGGGCAGTCGGGACGGTCAGCGCCCGCCGGGCCCTTCCCGTAGTCTTCTCGGCGGTCCAGCAGTTCGCCGCTCTCGAAGTCGCCCATGTATTGTTCGTTCCAGGGCAACGCGAGCCGGGACATCACCCACGCTTTCAACTGCTCCGGGTCTCCGCGAACCTCGCAGTAGTCCTGCGCCATCTGACCCCAGGTGTAGAATGGCGAGTACAGCGACGACAGGTGGAAGCCAGGGGTCGGCGACTCGACCTGCGCGCGCCACTCGCCACCGGCGAGCAGTTCGGGCTTCTGCCACTCCTCCCAGACCGATCCGCAATCGTCGGCGGCGCACACGTAGTACGCTTCGAGCGGCCGCTCCGGCTTCTTCGGCCACCGCACCTGCTCCCAATTCAGCGTTTGATAGGTGCCGCAGTCAGGGCACCGGAGCCACAGCTCCCGCTGGTCGCTCTGCTCGTACGCCTGCCACATGCGCGAGCGACCCATCGGCGCGGCCGGCTTGCCCACCAACAGGATCTTGGCCTCGTCGGTGTAGTTGGACGTCCGGCCCTCAGCCAGCCGAACCGGGTCGCCCTTCCCTTCGCAGTCCTCCGGGAACTGGTCGACCTCATCGCAGACGAGCCGCTTGATGGTGTCGGACTCCAGCGAGTCCGAGCTCGACGCGATACCGACCCGAATGAACCCGCCAGGAAAGGTCTTGAGGGTGGTCTGGTCGGCGTCACCCTTGTCGATCAGCGCGCGCAGCGTCGGCGACGCATCGATCATCGTCTGCAGTCGCGTCGAACCGAACCGTCGGGCGAGCTCGAGCCCGGGCATCACCCACAGGCTCGGCGATGGGTCGGTGTCCATGCCGTGGCCGAGGAAGTTGAGGCCGATATTCGTCTTCCCGAGCTGCCAGCCCATGCACGCGACCACGCGCCGGGCCGGATGGGTCGGGGCGAGACAGTCCATCGGTTCGACCAGGTAGGGCGTGCGCTCGTTCCGCCATCGCCCGGGGAACGGACTGTCCGCCGTCGTGAGGCGACGATCCCGCTGCGCCCACCCGGAGACGCTCACCGGTGGGGAAGGTCGCAAGGCCTCGGCCAGCTCCGCCAGGAGCTCGGCCCGACCGTCGCGAAAGTGCTGTTCAATCGGTGGCGAGTACTGACGCAAGGTCGTCGCTCCACGCATTCAGCAGCCGATTGAGCGCATCCACCAGGAGCACACGGCAGGTTGAGACGTCAGACTCCCGTGCGATGCGCGGGGCGATGTCTCGGGGGACCGCTTCGACGCCCCGACGCATGCGGAGGGTGGCCTCGACCAGGTCGGTGCGGAGGTCGGCCTTGCGAACGAGCAATTTGGCGTTCGTTTCGTGCACGCGAGCGAGCTCGTCGCGCTTGAGCTCGTCAATTTCGGCCTTCACCGACGACGTTCGCGGTCCGGGCCGCTTCGGATCGGCCGGTTCTGCGAGTTGACCGCCGTCTCCCTGCGGGAGCTGCGCCGGGCGAGTCGTGTTGGCGACCCAATCGACGTCCGCCTGCGTCGCATCGATGAGACGCACGGCCTTTCCGTGCCGATTCGAGTAGCGCGTTTCGGCCACGATGCGGCCCGCAGCGATCGCCTTGTGCACGGCGGCCGTCGACCCGCCGGCCCAGCCCCGCTTCTTCCGATGCTCCGCGTATTCCGAGACCGTCAACCACCCTACGTCCCGATCGGCCCGGCGGGCCGGACGCCCAGGCGACGGCTGCAGCGGCGGTGCGCCCTCTTGCGGTAGCCCCAGCATCCCCTGCGCTTCCGGGCGCACCGCCGCCCGGTCGTGGGGCCAGCGGGCGTCGGTCTGAGCGACGTCGATCCGACCGGTGGCCTCGTCGACGACGACCTGGCCGCGGGCGTGGGCCTTGTAGACCGTCCGCACGCTACAGCCGCGGTGCGCTGCGTACTCCTTTCGCGTCATCAAGGCCGGGGCGGGGCTGCTCACCTGTGCAGGCTGCACCAGTGTGCACGGTGAATGCAACGAAACGGAGTGCACGGGCATCAACCCATCGCGCGCCGACCTCGCCTCGAATTTCGTCCGGCGCGCGGAGCCCGGACCGGGAGGGGGCCTGGAAAGGACCCGCGCGGCCCATCTACCTCGACGGCTGGTCGTGCAGCCGGCAGCGCCAGCGGGCGTCGTGAGGCTGGCAGCCGAATCCGTCGCGCTCCATCGACACGAAGACCCACGGCTGCCGGCTTATCCTATCAAAGGCCTCGCCCAGTTGGATGATCCCACCCGCATGACGTTTGACCGCCCGCTCAAGTGCAGCGACTTCAGGCCTGACATCGGCCGGGTCGCCCCCGCCAGTATATGGCAGGTCCTGCAACGATACCCACTCCTCACCGAAGGCGCGCCGCCACAGCATCAGCAGCTCAAGTTCTCCGCATCCCACCTTGTCTGTCACGTCCGAACTCCCTTTTGCGTTGTTTCATCGGCAGCCACCACCGCTCATTGGTTCAGTGTACTTACCAGATGAGAAGTACACATAGAAGTACACTAGAAGTACACAGGGGTTTTCCTGTGTACTTCTGCTGCCTTAGGTGTAGTCAGTGTACTTTGTGTACTTGTGGGGTCCTCCACGCGTGTGCGCGAGAGCATCGCCGATTGCCCCGCTCGGCCTCCCGCGCGCACGCGTGGAGCCGCAAAGAAGTACACAAAGTACACTGGCCCCAGATTCCTCATTGGTTACGGGGTGTTACCCCTGTGTACTTTGTGTGTACTTCTAGGTGTACTTGTTGATGACCACTTACACAGGAGGGGGAGCGGGGGAGGTGGTGAGGTGTGCGATGGACCAGGTCCATCCACCGGCGGACCGCTTCGCGGAGCGAACGATCTTCATCGAGTCGGATGGTCGTTCGGACACGATGTCAGCGAGCAGGCGTCCGAGTCTCATTCCAGTCAGCTTCCCCTTCTTACGGTGCGTGACCTCGCGGATCGTCTCGATGACCTCCAGAAGTTGGTGCTCTGATGCGCCTGCATGCTCTGAGGTAATCTCCTCGCAGACATCTGGCGCCGTGCGGCCGGTGTCGTTGAACACCTTGAACCAGAGCGCCACGAGTTCGGCGCAAAGCTCGGCGACCGAGTCTCGAGTGTCGAAGTGTCGGCGGCTCAGAAGCGGGTCAGGCAGCCCCAGCCACATGAGCGGATGCCGGACCAGCTTGTCCCAAGCTGCATAGCTCGGATACGCCTTGGTTCCGTCCGGTGGCCGGCCGCCGCTGGCGTGATAGGCACGGATGATGGTGAGGACGTCCGCGACGTACTCCGCCCGATTGTCCCGCGCATCGTTAAGGGGGTTCTTGTCGACGTCGCGGTCGGGGTGAGCGTCCCGAAGTCGACAACCCATGACCCGCCGTGAGAGGTCGCCGCGCAGCCGGAGGCGGTTGCCAGTCGTGATGAACATCATCCGCTGCTGCAACCGCCTCTGACGTGATGCCGACAGCTCACGCCCGGTCCACATAGGGCCAGTCAAGGCGAGATCGAGTGGAGCATTCCCAACCGGTCGGTCGACGTTGTCGATGACGAAGAAGCGACTGCCTCCCAGCAACGCTGCTGTAATTCTCTTCTCTGTCTCCTCTGGATTGAGCTGCGCCATCGGCGAGAACTCCTCGCCGGCACCAACCATCATCACGGTCGCTGCCAAGTTCGACTTGCCGCTCTCTTTGTTCAGCGCGTCGAAGAGGAACATCGGCGCCGTCGGAATTGACGGCCGCACGACTGCGGTCAGGAAGGCGGCAAACGCGACCGACCGGTCAACATCGCTGTCGAAGTTGTACCCCATCAGCAGGCGCGACAGCGATGCCAGCGCTGCCTCGCCGGCCGCCCGTGGGTCCGGGTGCAGCTCAATCTCCGGGAAGCACAGCCGGCCCGGATCAAAGTACAGCATCGTCGCGTCGTCATACCCGGCCTGGTCGTGCACCGTCCCGTCCAGCCGCACGATCGGCGTGTCGGTGACACCACTCAGGCCGCGAAGTCCCTGCCACTCGTGCTTTCTGATCAGAATTCCGGCGACGTCCATCGGGGCATTCTCGGGCACCCACCGCTTCTTCCCGCTCCCCGGCTTCATCCAGTGCGCCGCCTGGTCCGCGATGTACTGGAGGTATTGGTGGTCGAGCTCGTGGAGCCTTAGCGTTTGTGTCTCGTCGCGCCATACGCGAACCATGTTGCCATCACGGGCGAAGAGCCACTCGCGCGCGTGCTCAACGACAGCCGATTCCATCCGGTCGACGAGTCGTCCGAGCTCATTCGGCCGCCGACAAATGACCGGCAGATCGTCGTCGAACTCCGGCACTTCGTCATCCCAGGGCTCTTCGACCGGGGGAGGCTCCGGCCCCCGAGGGCCATCTCCCACGGGTGCGTCCGCCGACCCCATCGGTGGCGGTTCGGGTCGTCGCTGCCGCCTATCGGGCCTTGGCGGCGCCGCTCTCGGGTGCTTCTGCCCGTCAGCGAGCCCGCCTTCGATGTTGGACATGATCTCCCGCCGGCCTCCTCTGGCGAGCCAACTATCCGAGTCGACCCCGAACATGGCGGCCTGCATCGCGGCGTCGTCAATGGCCGAGCGCGCATCGTCATAGGCGATCTCGCGCCCGCCGACGTACTGTCCAAGCTCGAACGCGGCCTTGTTGAGCGCCTCGTTCCGGCCGGACTCGGTCGCAGCCATCTCGCCGCACACTCGCTCCAGAATCCGCCGCCCGTAGGGAGTCGTGACCACGGGCCCAGCTCCCGCCCGGACCGAGTTCGAGACCGGCTCGGCAGGCCTAATGATGTCGATCAGCCAGGCGGGCGCCGCCGGGATGTCTGCATCGCTCGCCGTCACTTCCCATTCGTATGCCCGCCGCGTCTCCGGGTGGACGCTGGGTGGAGCCACCACGTATCCGCCCTCGCCCCGGATATCGAGCCCCGGACGAAAGTTCGTTCGGTTGCGGATTTCGACTCCTCGTGGGAATCGAAACCAGAAGTGCCCGCCTCCGCTGCCGGTCAACCCCTGCTTGGTCTCTGGCAATTTGCCAAACTTGGACTCCAGCTCGGCGAGCGAGACGTCACCGTCCTTCCCTTCTTTGATATCGACATCCAGAACGAAGACCCCGGACGCTGCCCCAGTCACGATACCGACGTTGGCCTGTTTCCACCGACCCGACCACCAGTCGCGGATGACGGCCTGGTCGCGCGTCGCGAGCGAGCCCCAATCATCAAAGACCGGCCGCTTCCCTCGGAGCGGAATGACCAAGAGCCCCGCCGCCGCGTACTTGAGCGCCGCGCGCATCATCGGGCAATCGCTCATAGTGCCAGCCTCCGACGTTCGGCGCCGGACACCAGCCAGGCCGGCGCGTCCGGAAGCTCACCGCCAGTCGACGGGCCGGCCCATCGACAGAAGTGTCCGGCCGGAGTGGGCGACGGTGGAGCGAGCACCAGGTCGCCAGCGGCGAGCAGCCTGACGCCCGCGCGGATTCTCATCGACCGCGTGCCTCGAAGATGCTGCGGCGCCCGCATCCAGTATCGGATCTGCTCGGGACCCGTAACGGTCATGAACCCACCGGGAAGTCGCTCGAAGTGAACGTCGGCAAGCTCGGCGAGGTTACACGCGCCCCGCTACCCGTCGA